AACGGATTACGATAGTTAATATGTATAGCTTCGTTGGCCCATTGCAGTACACTGGGATTGTTGTCGCACATGAGCATGACCGAGTGTTCCCAACTGCTTCTATAGTGTGGGGATTTTTTGCCTACATATTTTTCTGGATTTTTCAATTGAAAAATTCCATTGGCATATTTCATACTAGTATGGACCTTGCTACATACGGACTAGTTTTAATGCCATTGTTGATTCCTATTAGGCTAGTGGGCACACGATTGACATTTAAGAAAGCAACCAGGTAGGTGTTTAGTTGTCCTTTTGGTAGAGCTGCAAAGTCGCTCATTATTTTCATTGGGTCCATTTCTTGTGCCTGTGCAGTATATATCACTGCGGCTGCTAGATTTTGTCCAGCAATTTTATTACCTGTGTACTGCTCAAAGAAAGCCACGATGGCATCATTGGCTGCGCCAATGCTTTGATCATTGGAATATAAATTATTAAAATAATTGTTGATATTGCCCCTGGGGTCAACATTGGGGCCTGACAGGTTCGTTGCAGTAGAGGGTTGATTGTTTGACATTTTTAAAATGTATCTACTGAGGTGGTGCAAAAGCCGCGTCTGCATATGAGTTGGTTACTGAGCGAACATATGCAGCAGTTGCTTGTGCTGCTGCAGCTTCAAGTGCTCCAAGATTGTTCGCAAACAAATCAGCGTTATTTATAAATCCATTGCCATTTACCAAATTGGTAACAGATTGAGTAACATCTTTGTACAGTCCCGATATCTCCTGCGATAGTGTTTGCCCACTGACACCAAATAATGATCCTGCTACTTTTCCCAATTCTTGATTTGCAGTTGTTGCATAATCGCTGAGTGCAGTACCAACTGTTGTGCCAATACCATTCAGTGCTGTTGACAAACCCTTTTGCACTGCTCCAGCCACTAGATTGGTTCCAGCAACAATGGCCATATTTTCTGCAGTTTTTAATAGTTGCCCACCGCCACCAGCAGCCACTGTTGCAACCAATCCCACTACTGCTGGATTTACACTTTTAGTAAGCTGTCCTACCAGTTGTGAACTTGCATTGCCCACTGCAGCTCCAACTTGGTTGGCCAGTGTTATCTGTGCACTGTTGAGCAATGCAGTTGTTGACGCCATTCCCATTGGCAAATTACCTAAGTTAGGCAAGCTGTATCCACCAGAATTTTTACCACCGTAGGTAGTTGAATACCCCACCAGAGCCGATTGATTTACTCCGCCAATATTTTTAAGTTGTGACTGAATAACTGAACTGCTGCTTGGAGCAATCAGCGGACCTGTTCCGGCTAGATCAGTGATCTGGTCTGGTGCACGATTAAAACCACCAGTTCCGTTGTCTACCAGATCTGTGCCGTCACTGGGACTTATGGGACTAGGTTGGTTATCGTAGTGTAGGTCAATGTATCCGCCCGCGGTATTGCCAGTGGTATATCCAGTGTAGTATTTTACTGTTTCAAATTCAATGGTCATTGAATTTTCCAGTAGACCAGTACCTTCACCGTTGGCATGTTGTCCGTGATCAAATTTTGTAATTATTGGATTGATCAATTCGTATTCACTGAATTTTTTTTGATACAGACTATAAATTCTTATTGCCTGTATGTATTGATAAGCCTGATAGCCATTGGGATTATTGTTGCCCACCACTCCGGGATTTAAACCGTATCCCCAGTCAAAGCTGGGTCTGTTGACATACTTGTGACTTAGTGCATATGTGGCATCTACATACTTTTGATCTTGATAATAAAAACTATAGTAGTCGTACCAAAAATTTGTTACAGTATTACTTTGATCATCATGGAATACAATACTGACTGGATCATACTTGATTGAATTTTGTACGTAATTTTTACGATTGTATGCATTATGAGTTTTTACATCCATGGTAAATTTAGGCAACGAAACTGTCTTTACAATCATTCCCATTTCTTGGGATGATGTGTTGCTGATGTTTGTTATCAATGGATTGAAGTCAAATTCAACATAAAATAGAAAACCGTATTTGGGACTTAATCTGTAGTCTGAGTCAGTAAATATTCTTGCGGCATGACGATAGTCACGAACAGTGATCGTGCCTTGTTGACCATTGTCAAGATCTTTGACAAAATTTCCAGCTGGACGTAAAAAACTATTAATACTCATATAACTATTTATCCAATAAAAAAACCTGGGTTTTTAAGCCAGGTTTTAATTTAGGAGAAACTGCAATTTTAGTTCACAGTAGAACCAGGTGTTTGTGTAGTAACACTATTGCTAATACCACCACCAATTGTTTGTGTTGCATTGTCAAATTTAATTTCACAGGCAATTTGTACAGGGTCACTGCTACCGTAGGACATTTCGCCGTAGTCGACTGAACTAAGGAAACAACCTTCCAATTCCCATTGTTCTAGAATATTGGGAGTTGTTTGTCCATTACCACCGTCGAGAATATCATACTGCAATGTAAATTTATAATCAATGCCACTGGGTGCACTGGCTTGCTCAAGAAAATCAAACTGTTTCTGAATCTGCTCTCCAACCAACTTGCTGACTGCACCTGTTGCATCGTCACGGAAGTTAATTGTAGTAGCTTGCCATTCTGGTTTTCCCTGTAGATACACTTTGCTGTTGTAAACATCAATGGTGATTGGGTTAAAATTCACATTTGGTCTTTTGATATCTACCACCTGCTTGGTCAATTCTGATGTTGTTTTTGATACACCAAAGTTGATAAAGCTGGCGCGAAAGCGATACTTTAATTTTGGCATCAACAGTCCCTGATTGGGACTGCTTTGTGATGTTTGTAGCGGAACTGTAAATTTACTTAGTGTTGCGATTGCCATATTATTCTCCTATTATTCTTATTTACCAATTAAGTTGACTTAATTTGTAAGGATGCAATATCGCCTGGATTATACAACGCAATAGGAATGTAAATAAATTCTACATCACGCATTGGTTCAATGGCAACATCAACATATAACTGTTGTGCGGCAATTGTTTGTGATGTATTATTGCTATGATCACAAATTACCAAGAAGTCATATACACCACGCTTTGAAAGAACATCGTTCAATGCACCTTCAATTTGTCTTGCAATACTCTTTCTAGTAATTGTATCATTTTGTTCAAACAAGTAACCGTTTGATACTGTTTTAAATATTCTTCTTAGATAATTTTCTAAACGCACAACATTTACACTACTACGTGAAGTAGTTGATGCATTACGAGTTTTTTGTCCCCATACAACAATACCAGTATTGGGCAATTGTGTAATTGGATTAATATTCAATGGATATATTGCATCACGGATGCCTTGATTGATACCGTTGTGTATCCAAGCACCTGTTGTGGCATTGATATATCCTAGATCTGTTAGATTACTTACTAGTCCTCGTGTAACACCAGCTGGTGCAAACCAAGGATAACTGATTTGATCACTGTGCAGGAATGTGCGTAACACTGCATAACTTGCCGGCACTGCAACTACATTTCCAGCCAAATCTGTAGTACGTCCAGCTGGATAATAAATTCCAGTGTAGGGGTCAGTTGCGGCCACTTGCGGTAGTCCACTGCCAGTGTTGTTGTTGACCCAATTTGTAATATCAATGGTGTTTGGTGCTAGGGTCATTGGTGTATCGCCAATGATGAAACCTGTGTTGCTGCGATTGTTGTTTAAATTTATTAAATTGGCAGTAACTTCTGGATATCCAGGGCATACCAACAAGTTAAAATTATAAATGTCTTCAATTACATCAGTATTGCTGTCAATTGCACTTGCTAGTGCAGCAACAACAATTGCTCGTTGTGCAGCACTACCTGAATTCATGACACCTTTGGAATTTGTTCCGCTCACTGATACCCACGCATTTGTTACCGTTGGAGTTGCTCCAGGTGTGTTTGGAGTTGAACTTGGCACTGGAAAACTTGTGCTGTTAAAATAATTTGCTACAAATTTCTTAACATTGTAACCACTGCGACGTGTGTTAAACAACAATGTACCACGTGGATACAATCTATAGTCAGGTGCATCTAAATCAATGTAGTTACTGAAGTTTAAAGTAGAAATTGCAGGTAAACTACCAGAAATAACATCGGTTGTGCCATTGGTGTCCCAACGAGCATCGGCAAATATAATGCCATTGCCTGATGTATGATCTGTGTTGTCTATTGCTACCCAAACAACACCGTTATAACGATACAGTTTTGGATAGTTAACTAGATCAGATGAGTCTAGCCACATATCACCTTTTTGCAGTGATGCACCAGAACTTTGTGCAATAGGAGCAGCTCCAGCACTGATAATTGGGCCATTATCGTCGGTGTTTGATAAGTTATAACCGCGTACATCGCTAGTTACATTTTGGTAACCTTTCCATCCGTTGTCGTTGACCATGATGTCAACATCGGCTGGATTACTGTAATACCAATATGTACCAGTGGCAGGAGCAGTATACGGCATATTTGATTGATAATTAATTGAATTGGTTATATTTGTCCATGAATCAATTTCAATGGTATTCAATATTGTATTGATTACTAAATTACTGCCTTGACCAGCAACAAATCTTGCCACTGTCAACGGTGCAGTTACACCGGTTGTGATGTTGGACAATATAATATCACCGCCGGCTGTATGTGTAAAGCTAATACTACCATATGTGCCATCTGCACTGTTAAAGGCTGCAGTTACATAAGGTATATTGGCTGCCAACACATCGCTAACAAAACTACTTGGACTTGTACTTGATAATGTAATTGTTGTAGTTGTTAGATCACTTGTTCCAGGTGCAGAAGATTGAATTCTAAAACTTGTACCTGCAGTGAACGGTGTTGCAGACAACAATTGTCCGCCAGTTCCTTTGGACACGTTGTTAACTGATTGTGCAAAAAATTGCAAATTGTTTGATGTAGTATCATTGATACCAAAAATAGCAGTTGGTTGACCTATGTCAATACCGGCACCGCCGCCAATGGGATCAAATGCGTAAATTGCAGCATTGAGTGATTGATACATTGGACTATTTAATGCAGTCCAATGCTTTGTTGCAGCACTGTACTTGTTAAATACCGGTGTAAATCCTTTGCCAGTGGATGTTGTTTTCCACCATATGCTTCCATTTGGGCGTGGCTGAGCATCAGTTGAATACCAACCGCCGCTGGGTGCTTGTGCATATGATCCGTAGAACACATAAGGTGCATAATAAGCACCAGATGAATTTAGTGTGGTAACTTGTGCAGCGGATGTAGTAAATCCAACCACTGCCAATGGTGCGTGAAGTCCATCAGAAATAATTAGTTTTCCGTCTGTTGTAGAACCGTTGCTCTTGGCCGAGCTGGTTACGTACAAAGACAATTTTCCGTTAATACTTGCTGCTTTTACACCAGAGATACTGGCACTATTAATTGCAGTAGCCAAATCACTGATTCCCAATGTGCCAGATCCTGGAGTAGTCACAGTGACTGTATTGATTGTTAATGTGCTGCTGTTGCTAATTGTAACATTGGTTGCAGTACCAAGGGCCACCGATACTGCATATTGCCAGCTGGTGCCTCCAATTTGTACCCACGCATTTGGTCCAGGACCTCCGCTGGCCACTGGCAATGCAGTTGCGTCTGTTTTATAAAACAAACGAATTGTTTTTGCAGTGGTGCCATCTGTATTGACAAATACCAGAGCATAGTCACCAGGAGAACCAACTGAACTGATTGGTGTTGGTACATTATACGCATAATTGCTGTCGTTGTATACTTGTTTTGAAGATGAAATAATCAATGGTGTAAGATTACTAAAACTATTTGTTGACAGTTCATAGATACCAAATTGGGTTTCGTCAGTATTTAACCAGTAGGTTCCGTCTGCTGCATCTGCAGTAGGTCGTACGCTGGTACCAGTCAGCTGAGCTAAGTCAACGTCTGCGCGGATTGCATACAACTGATTACTTACACCCAATGCACTATACGCAGTCAGCAGCCCGTATTCATTTAATTCGCTACCGTTGACTGGTGTGCCACTGGCACTTAGCTTAAATGTAGGTGTTCCTAATGCAGTAACCAATTCGCGCTGACTTGCAAACGACTGCAACATTCCTGCATTGGCTTTAGTTGTACCTGTTGCAGTTGCGTTGTTGTATGTTTTATCTTGTGCAGTTGCCAATACAACCAGTGGAACAGAGCCAATATTGCTGTTAACATATTGACTTTGATCATTGATGGAAATTTGAATTCCTGGAGAAACTAGAGCCATGGTAATCTTCCTTTATAAGACGTGATATCAATATTTAGTAGGAATACCAAAATTCAGGTGTTTAACGTGCCCTTAAGTTAAGGGCAGGGCATAAATATTAGAAATATAATCTATTATGTCTAAACAAAACGCAAAATTAAGACCTGTTTGTGCCACTTGTGGCGAAAGGCATGTTGCAGTTAACCGATATGTTGACGAACAGGTATACTATAGAAAAAAATGCGATAGTTGTATACGGGCCGCAACTGCCGGTAAAACTGTACGACCAAAACCTCCATTATGGGTAAGATCTGGTTATGTAAAAAAAGAAAGATGCGAAATATGCAATTTCAAAGCAAAGTCCCCACAACAACTGTCGGTATTTCATATCGACGGAGACACAACAAATGTCAATTGGGTCAATTTAAAAACTGTGTGTGCTAATTGTCAAATTGAACTAGCTGATCGTGTTGGTTGGAAGCCTGCTGGGATTCTACCAGATTTCTAATTTGTAAATACAAATCGTCTACAGTGGTATCGTTATCCAATACATAGTCAAACTTGGTGCCGACCCAAGCAGTTTCGCTGGCATGTATTTTTAATCTTTCCAGTTTTGCTTTGCTCAACGACCATGATGCGTTGGCATCGGGGCCTTGATTGATGCTTAATGCAGCATCATACCATTCAGGCTCAGGTCCACGAACAACACGTATCACAATGCCCCCGGCATTTTTAATACTTTTGATTTCATTGGGAAAACGACAATCTGATATCACAATATCGTCTTGACTGTTGCGTAATTTATTTTCTAATGCAGCAATCCAAATGTCATCATGAAAATTACCACGGCAAACATCAGTACCCCAATATTGCAATATCCAACGCGGAGTAATTTCCATGCTTAAACGATTGCTCCACCACTCGTCCCGTTGTTCTCTCCATTCACGAGCAGATTTTGTGCGGCCTTCCAGCATGATTCGGTCCCAACCAAACACTTGAGCCACTGCATCTTTCAAGCTGCTGGCAAAGCTTTCTCTTCTAAATTCGTGGAAATTGGTAAGATAATCAGCAATGGTATCTTTGCCACTGCCTATAAAACCGCAAACACCTATAATCATAGAACCTCCAGGATATGACATAGTATATAACAGTTTTGTTACAACATCAAATTTTATTTTATCCAATCACCCATGTCATGGGTACTGCACCATCTACGTAGTCTTTGAGTTCTTGTTCTAACTTGTCCATTTCGGCCTGTGCCTCAGTGACCAATGCTGATCCGTTTAAACTTGTTCCGCCCTGCGGCCCTGCAATTTGACTAAATTTACTGTAGGCCTGTCCCAGTATGCGTTTGGCAAAACTGTAGGCATACTCTTGTATCCATGGAAATGCATAGGTGTCATTGAAGATCATCTGATCTGGCTTTACGTTGTAGCACCAAAGTAAAACTGATTCTTGTTGTTCAATTTGTGGATTAGTTCCTTGATAGGGCATCTTACGAATTATAGTTAATTTTTTGGTTGTGGGATTGAATGTATAATTCATAAATCCTCCAAACATTTTCATTGCTAGTTTTTGATAGTCAACAAATAATTCGTAGTTGGTAAGGCCTCCGACACGACCAGCCACCAGCATATAGGTATTCAAATAACCTGAGCTAAATGGTTCAAACTGACTGGCAGTGGTGCCTGTCACACTTCCAATACCACGACGATAAACTGCACGTACAGTTTGTATTTCTTTGGGCAGAATATATTCTTGTGTTTCAGGCAACAATTGCAGACTAGCATAGCTTTCTTCAACTGCATTTTGACCTCGTTGACGATACTTGATCAGGGCCTGATTGATTGACATTTCGTAGTGTGCTTGTTCTAGCTCAACATCAATTAGGCCATCGCCCAATCGCATACGGATATAGTCAATGATACTGGCTCTCATTGAGTCAGTGGTGTTGCCGTAATCCCAATTGGGATCTTGTACTCCAGGAAATGTTACAGTACTACTACCATCAAATTTTATGTGGGCACCTGATTGCGTGCCTATGTTGGCATCAAAAAGACTGTCTACTATTAAATTATTGTTGGCATCGTAGCCGGACTCCGGAGTGACAGACGATTGTGTTATATCCATAGAAAGATCCTGTTATACAGTATTTATAACCGTATGACAGGATCAATCGTTTACTGTACTTTGAGTAACACTATGTCTGCGTTGATGCGTCCATTGAGCAGAGTTTCTGTGGCCTTGATTCCAGCCATGAACTTGCGTAGTTCTATCTTACTAGATTTTGCAAACTCTTTGAGTTTTTCTTCGGGTTTGCGTAAAGTTTTTGTAATACTTTTGACAGTATCGTAACCAGTTATGGTGGTTCCTTTAACATTCAACGGACCTTGTAAACTGTCAGCAACATATTGTCCAAGTTTACGTGATTTTGTGTTGTATATCCATAACTCTTTTGCGCCCAAGATATCCACTGGGTTCACACTTATGATTTTTAGTGCTTTGTCTTCTTTTGCATATTTGAGTTTGGCCACCACTTTTTCTTTGCTTACTGCACGTGGGGCACGTACTTTCTTTAGAGACTTTTTAACGCCTCTGTACTGCTCAATATCGCTGAGTATGGCATCTAAAAATGTAAAAATACGTTTGAAATCTGCCGCTTTGTACTGACGATAGCCTTCGGTAAGTTGTTCGTCTGTTTTTTCAAATGCAGTTTTGAGTTCGTTGAATCGGCGTTGATAAAATTCCTCATACTTGCCAAGTTGACTCTGTGGCACATTGTTGGCAGTTAAAAAGTCGTAGACTTTGAAAGAGTATTTGGGATTTTTGACCACTTCGTCGTAGTGTCCTTCCAGTTCTCCAATGGTATCTGCAGTTTTCTCGTTGAGGCGATCCTGAATAGTGGGCACGTATGCTTTGACGGCAACGCCAGCAGTCCCAACCACTTCGGGCTCGGCTAACTCTATAGATTTATTGATACAATCTGTAATAACTCAATGTGACGTCCACGAAATGGCATACCTGCGCGATGTGCCATGACAAGACTGCAAGCTGTCATTGACATACTGCGATCACTGCTACGAATAAATGCACTTAGATCCCGTTTAGAAAACGTAGTTGGTTGTGTCTGCATCCATTCTACTACATATTTCTTACAGTCTCGTTGACTATAATAATAATTGTAGTAATAAAAACTCTTACGCAAACAACTGTCAAATGCTTCGTTGTCAAGTTTTTCTGCTTCTTCGGTGTTCCACTCGGGCTCACTGCCAGTGTACTTTTCGTCAGCAAATGCACCGCCGCGTGGCTTGGCAACTTTTGTTTTGATTTTAATTCCTGCAACTACTGCCATATGTGCTCCTTAGCTAAACAATACCATTATTATACTACATTTTGAGCAAACTGCCAAATGTCAATTGTTGCTCTAAAACAACAAGACTTTTGTCTAGATTTTCAGCAATTTCTGTGTACTTTGGGGTTATCTTTTGATAGCGCCTGCATTGTACAAATTCATTGTCCAATTTATTCCACAATTGTGCACAATTACCCCACATTTTGACAAGGTTATTGTCTTGTAGTTTAAAAGCAACACTACGAGCATCTTCTAATCTGCGGTGTAGTTCTTGGTTGTGCATAACATTAATTATACTACAAAACATCAAACTTGTCAAACCCATAAATATTAGTAATACAGGAATAATTATGGCTCGATTGAGTTTATGGAAAAACGGTACCCATTCAAATGATTACAAATTCATGGATCGCCGTATGTCCGAAATGTTTACCATTGGTGGCACCGGTGTACTGCTAAACAAGTATTTGGGGCCAATTGCTCAAGGTACCCAGTTGTTGACCAGTGCTGGTCAGACACTGGTCACTGACCCATTGGTGTTTGCCAATACCTCCGGTGTCAATGTTGGTGATTTTGTGTACGGCACCGGAATTCCGGCTGGTGCAACTGTTGCAACAAAAAACACAACAACTATAACGTTGAGCATTGTTCCTTCCAATACTATCCGCACCGGAGCTACCATTGGATTTAGCAGTGATGCTAGCCAACCCAGTTACACCAATCAAAGCGAACGTAATATTCAAGACTTGTTGTGGACTGAAAATCGTGACCGCAAATATGATCCAAATGTGTATACCATGCGTGGCATATATCAACGTGCTGATCAAGATTTTGATCTAAGTCAATTTGGTTTATTTTTACAAACTGGAACTATCTTTATGGTATTCCATTTACGTGACATGGTTGATTTGATTGGTCGAAAACTACTTGCCGGAGATGTGCTAGAGTTACAACACTTAAAAGATTTTGACTCATTGGATCAAGATATACCGGCAGCACTTAAACGATATTATGTAGTGGGCGATGCCAGTTTTGCAGCAGAAGGTTTCTCTCCAACTTGGTGGCCTCATCTATGGCGTGTTAAACTCAATCCTCTGGTGGACAGTCAAGAATACAAAGACATTCTCAATACCATTGCAGCTGGGCCAAGTACCACTACACCGGTGGGACAGATATTATCAACCTATGACAAGTATCTTAATATCAATGAATCTATTATTACTCAGGCCGAATTGGATGTTCCCAAGTCAGGATACGATACCAATGCATTTTATGAATTACCATCTGCAGATGAAACCGGCGCACCAGCCACTTTAGAAACTGCAGATTCTGTAGATATTGCTGCAGACAACACCAATATAACTGCTGATCAAGGAGTTGCTAGTCCTGATTATAAAATAAAAGGCTACTTGACCGGCGACGGCCAGGCTCCAAACGGACTGACCACTGCCGCAGGCGTTGCGTTTCCCCTGACACCCAACGAAGGTGATTACTTTTTGCGCTTGGATTATTTGCCAAACAGACTATTCAGATACAATGGCAAATTCTGGCTTGCAATAGAAGACTCAGTGCGTACAAATTTAACTCCGGGCGCCAATAATAATTTAACTCAACGCAGCGGATATGTAAATAACACAAATACCTACACTGACAGTCAAGGAAAAGTACACAATGAACGACAGTCATTGAGTCGAGTATTGACTCCAAAAGCTGATAATTAAAGAAAGAACACAATGGCCGCAGTAGTGCAATTTGCATATGATAAACAAATCAGACGATTTGTCACACAGTTCATACGTATGTTGTCAAATTTCCAAGTTGAATTTGGAAATGATGCCAATGGGATACGTGCATTACAAACTGTTCCAGTTTATTATGGCGATGTAAGCCGTCAGGCAGCAATGATATTGAAAAACAACAGCGAAAACACTCTGAGTGCAGTACCTGCCATGGCCACGTATATCAGCGGATTGACCTATGATCGAGATCGTTTGCAAAATCCCTACTACGAAGGCGTAATCAGTGTTAGAGAACGTGTGTTTAACGAAACCACACAGAGTTATCAAAATACTCAAGACGGAGTTCTTACGGTTGAACGTCTAATGCCGGCTCCTTATAAACTGTCAATGAAAGTGGATATTTGGACCAGCAACACTGAGCAAAAACATCAATTGATTGAACAGATTGCTCCATTGTTTAATCCTGGATTAGAAATTCAAAGCACCGACAACTATGTAGATTGGACCAGTTTAAGTGTGGTATTGCTGACCGATGTTGCTTACACCAATAGAAGTGTGCCAATGAGCAGCGACGATACCACCATTGACATAGCCACACTGAGTTTTGAATTGCCAATTTGGTTAAGTTTGCCAGCCAAAGTAAAACGCGGTGGTGTTATCACTCAAATTATTGCCAGCATTTATGACGAATCTGGTGCAGTTGATATCAACAACTACAACAACGGGCCGGCCACTAGGCAAAGATTTACTATACTAAATTCAGCAGTATACTACGCCGGCAATACATTAACTTTGTACGCAGACAATGTCAACGACACAGAAGGAACTGTGTACGGAGTCAAACAACGCTGGGCAGATTTGCTGCAGGATTATGGTAAATTGACCAATGGTGTCAGTCAAGTGCGTTTAACCTTCCCTTATACTGACAGCACACACGAAATAGCAGGTACAGTTGCATTCAATCCCATGGATCCCACACAATTGCTGATTACTCCTTTTGTAAACACATTACCTGCCAACACAGTGTTGCCAGTAAATGCCATCATTGATCCGTTTACAGTAGTTGTAAACAGCACAATACTATCGCCCAGTGCTGGTACTAGATATCTCATATTGAATCCAATTGGTTCTGCAGACAGTGAGTCTGCAGTGGCGTGGGCTGGCAGTCCAGGTACCAATTTGATTGCCAATGCCAACGACATCATTGAATGGAACGGCAACTATTGGACTGTGGTTTTTGATAGCCAACGCGAACCCAATGTGCAATATGTGTCAAATCTCACTACTACTGTTCAATATCAATGGACTGGTTCAACTTGGGCCAAAAGCTACGAAGGTTTATATGCTGCAGGCAACTGGAGTTTGGTACTTTAACTCATGGCCACAGAATACAATGAAGGTGTTGGTGCCTTAATTTTTGCTCGTAGTACCAACCGTTATTTGTTTCTGTTAAGAAACAAAAGTAAACACGCTGGGTCTTGGGGTATTGTGGGCGGAAAAATTGAACCTGGCGAAACAGTAATACAAGGACTGATAAGAGAAACCCAAGAAGAAATTGGAGTGGATTATTCTGCAAAGAAATTTATTCCATTGGAAACATTCACTGCAGACAATCGTCGATTTGTTTACTATACATTTCTTGTCAGTGTAGATGAAGAATTTGTACCAGTGCTGAACAACGAGCACCGAGGATATTGTTGGGTAAACTTGGATGATCATCCAAGACCTTTACATCCTGGACTGTGGCGCAGTTTTAATTTTGATATGATCAAAAAGAAAATTAAAACCCTGGAAGCAATACTTGGTTAACCAATATCAGCTTCAGTGATAAATGTATTCATATCAATTTGTCTAAAGTTTGGCAAACTGATATATTCTGATGCACACACCCAATTTGGGGTAGGCATGACTCGAATAAATTCAACATCTTCGTATGTTGTCATCACTTGAAACAATGACTTTTGCCAAAAAACATGGTTTTGACGATCATCTGTATTCAAGTATCCGTTGGTATTTTTGTAAACATTGTTTACAACTTCGTTCAATTGCCCTGGATTAATATGATAATGATCAAATCCCATTAAGAATATTTTTTTATGTCCGTCAAAACAGGCCATATAAACTGCCAGTGCACCGGCATCATATGCTAAATTTTGTGGAACTAGATAAAACTTTCCTGGATAATCTAATAGATGTTGTCCGTTGGCGTAAACAATATGATTGTCACAGTATCCAGATTCTGCAATTTCTTTAACAATATCACTGCCCACTGCAACTAAAAAGTCTGGCGTAAAATCTCTGTAGAGTGCATTACAACCATAAGTTTGTAGTCTGTCGGTACCACCAAAACCCGCTTTGTGATTGGTAATATGTGTTAAATCAAACTCTAATCTGCTGGAGCCATTGCCAAATACAATACTTTGATTGGTTGTAAATGTATTAAACACACTGTTGGCTATGTATTCTGTTTCGGGGTGCCAATTACCACCCTCAAGTGTTAGAGTTGTAACTACGTTTTCACCAGCGTATGTGTTGCGATATATCGGTCTTAATGTTTGCATTATGGTTTTCCCCAATTATACTATATTTATTGGATATCTTATTTAATTGACTTCTTTGGTCAAAATAAGTACAATTGCTGAACTATTTAAGGAGTATGTATGGCCACCGTGATTGTATCCGACGATGAAGAACAATGTGAAATACCCCCAGAAACTGTAAAAAAATCTGCCACTGACATTTCTGTAGAAATGTTATTTGCCTGCGGTGTATACAGAAGCCATGAAGAAAAATATCTAGATATTATAAATCCCATATTCAAACGTGCCATTGCCGAACGTAAAAAAGAAGTTCCTGACTTCTTAAAAGGTGTTTATCCTACCATAATGACCAGAGATTTGGCCGGAGAACCAAAGTTAGAAGAGTTCACCAATTATATTGCACAAACTACTTGGGAAATTCTAAATAGTCAGGGATATGCAATGGAACGGTACACTACACATTTCTTTGATTGTTTTGGGCAAGAACATCACAAATATTCTGGGCACGATACCCATACACATCCCGGAGCATATATAACAGGTTTTTACTTTTTAGATGTTCCCAAAGACAGTTGTAGGCCAGTGTTCCAGGACCCAAAAGCTGCCAAATATCACAGCAGTCTGTTAGAACAAAATCCATCAATGGCCACCTTGGCCAGCAATGAGATCAATTATCAACCAACTGCTGGAGATTTCTTTTTTACCAACAGTTGGCTACCACACAGTTTCACTAGAAATGCAGCAAACAAACCCATGAAGTTTATACATTTTAGTTTAGGAGTAAGTTACAAGACTGTTACTATTACACCAGATACACCGGCAGTGACTGGCTAAATGAACAAGTATCATATCAGATTTAATAAAAGTAGAGGACAACCCGGGCGTGGTACTAAAAATCATGTTTGGCGTGTGTTTGAAAATGGAGAAGAGTACTTGTTCAAACACTTTCAAGTGTCAGTGCCCTGTTACGACGAAACCACGGGCGATGGTCAAGGCAATGATGATTGGAACTTCTGCTGCAAAGGTTACATGACCATTGATAAAAAAACATCAACTGCTATTATCACTGCTGACCCACCTGTCAAAGATTAAACCGGAGTAGGTGGATTAAGTGTGGTGACCCACTGTTGGTTAAATGCACTAAAAATATAATTTTCGCTGTCAGTGGGTTTGGCAATCCAAGTTTGTGAGACCACTGCCCAGGCATAGGTATTGCCGTCCTGTGGTGCAGAAACCCATCTCTGTTCGCTTAGGTTCCAAGCGTAGGGTCCGCCAACTGCGGGAATATCTGTAGTGGGTGCCAGTGCCCAGGTTTGTGTAACTTCATTCCACGCATAGGGTCCACCTTCAGTGGGTCGTGCAACAGGTGCTGACCAGGAGCAGGTATCTGCATCGAACGTCCAACTTGGAAATATCTGGGGAATTGATTGTGCATCTGCTATTTTTTTAGCTTTTTCTTCTGCCGTCATGTCAGCTACGGTCCACGTATCTTGCCAAACTCCGTCAACCAATTGATAATTGGGCGAGTCATATGTTTCTAAAAATTTTTGGAATATGCCAATTGCAGTGCTGTCAGGTTTTGGTACACGAGTGAATGGTTGATAATAATCTGGTATAGATCCAAAAACATCTAACAAATTTTGTTGCAGTACAGGATGGTCCACCGTGGTGCTATTTTGCACTTGAATATATAAATCGCTCATTTTTAATTCCTTGTCTGGGTATTGTATTTACCTACTATTTATTATAGAATCAGCACCTGTGCTATAAATACCTACATGAACTTTGCAATATTAGGCGGGGGCAGTGCCGGATGGATCACTGCACTGTTTGTCAAACATCTATTCCCCAATGATTCTGTTACTGTAGTACAAAGTCCCACTGTAGGCATCATTGGAGTAGGCGAGGCAACCACAAGTCATGCTGTTACATTTTTTAAAAGCATAGGATTAGATCCCATAGACCTGCTGAGAAATACCAACGGCACCGTTAAAAATGGCAATAACTTTGTAAACTGGGCCGGCAAAGGCACACGATACTTTCATACATTCAGTGAAAATATTGTAGATTTTTCAATACCAGGTGTATTTGACAGCGGTTGCAGAGAATTTTATTTAAAAAATTTAATTAAAAACAAATTATCATTTGAAGAATATCTATATCAAACCAAACTTGCTTATGCCAACAAAATAGATTTACAAAATACCAGCTGGGCAATACAGATTGATGCTAGAGACTTTGCAGCATATTTGGAAAAGTTTGGCAAGAACAAAGGCATTGATGTTATCGAAGGAACTTATACTCACCCTGATCAAGATGAACAAGGAAACATCACTGCGCTAAATTTAGACGGTGATAGATCAGTGCCTTGCGATTTTGTATTTGATTGCACAGGATTTGCAAGGTTGTTGATTGGTAAACTATATAAAGAATCTTGGATATCGTATAAAAAGTACATGCCAATGAAACGTGCAGTTATGTTTTGGTTAGACCCTGACAAAGATATACCGTCATATACCAGCAGTATAGCAATGGATGCAGGATGGATACTGAAAATACCATTGCAACATAGATCAGGATCCGGTTATGTTTATGACTCAGATCAAATCACAGAAGAGCAAGCATTGGTAGAAGCAACTGCATACTGGAACAGACCCTTGGATATTAAAAAGTCTTTGATCTTTGACACTGGTAGATACGAACGTGTTTGGGTCAAAAATTGTCTAGCAGTTGGACTAAGCACAGGATTCATTGAACCACTAGAAGCAACGTCATTGTGGTCTTCGCTACAACAATTGGATTTCTTTAGACATTTTATCAACGAATTAAAAACACCCAAGGCCAGCAGTATTCGATTATACAACAAATTGGTGTCAAATCACTATGAAGAAAAGATGGAATATGTGTATATGCACTATTGTACCAAGCGTACCGACACAGAATTTTGGAGAAATTTTACTGAAAATTATCCCATGCCAGAAAATCTAGTAGAAAAATTTGAGCTTATCAAAGAAAACAATCTAAGACATTTTGATATAGACCGTTCCACCGTGATTGGACATTTTTCATTGTACAGTTATTTGCAAACCTGTTCAGGATTGGGAATGTTTACCGACGACATTGATATCACTGGGTACGAAAATATACAACCTTCGCCAATTGATTATAAAAGAATAACAGATTTTATGTTGTCCAAAGCAGTCAATCACACAGAATTTTTAAACAGCTTAAAGACTGGTAAATGATACAGTATTGTATAGATTCATATCATTGGGCATTAGGTCCGCAATTTCCTGAATTTCTTGAGCAGATAAACTATTGTATAGAATCTTTGATTGTGGATTATCAATAACTGGACGTAATCTGTTTAATGTATCAAGTTCTACGCTTGGTGTCAATTGAAAATAATCATACAATTTTAAACAGAATCCTCTAGATAATTCATGGCTTTGATTTTTCATGTCAAACAAAAAGTCAACTTTTGACAATCGAGTGGCCACTCTAGTTAAATCTTCGCTGGATAAGTCAGTGATAAAATCAACTTCGTCCATGTCCATGATTTCGTTTGGCCCATTGTATGCTATGTATTTTGTTTGGTAATCAATTATGGCTTTTGTTGGATTTGCGTGCAAAAAATCAATCAGGCGTTTTTTGTCTGCTGCAATATTATCTGACAATACATTATTATAGATATGCAACCAATGGCTTACAGTTCTGGCCACAGGCTCTCTAAGAAAAGTAATACTTAACATTGGTTTGGTATCAATGTCATTGAATGATCGATGCCCGTATGATTTTAATATATCCGTGTATTGTATATCATTTGCTATTAATTCGTTCTCTATTATTAAAAAAGAATTGGCAATAAAATATCTTCCACTGGTTTTTGGAATATGAAAAAAGTAAACTGGTTTTGTATTTAAATTGATTGCCATTTTTTATTTTCCTCGTCCCATGTGTAACCTGCGTAATCCGAGTCATCGACCGTCGACGGCCATACATCAGGGTGAATAACTGGTGGTCGCCAAATTAATTTATCACTGTCCCACTTCCAACTTGGATATGGTTGCGGTGGACGAAATTCATATCCATTGTATTTATGCCCAATTGCACAAGTTTTATGATGAGATTCTATTTTGACATGAGTCAAATTTGATTCAGCAAGCTCGGTACTGTGAAAATCTACAAACGGCGTCATGTCGTCGGGTTCTGTTTCGAAATATATCATATTTCGAACAGTGTTATTTGAATCTATAATTGCGTAGTTTGGCATAATGTGTTATTTATTAATAAATTATCCGTACAATACTGCTAATCCACTGGCACCAGATCTTTGTCCTTGCGCCCAAGCGTTTCCGCCAGCTCCGCCTCCTGGTACTTGCCCTGGTTGGTTGCCGCCTGCTTGATTTCCAGCACCGTATCCGTATATACCAGCCCAGGCATTATTTGTTCCGTTATAACTGCCGTTGCCACCTGGTGGTATATTGCTGTTGGTTCCGTTGCCATATGATTGACCAGTTTGGCCAGAACCTGCAGTACCTGCACCTACTTCACTGTTGCTGCCGTTGTATCCGCCGGCTGCTGATGCAAAATAACTGTTGCGCGGAGCTGGTCCACCACCAGAACCACCAGAACCACCCACTCCATTGCCACCACCACCGCCACCACCAGCTGTTAATAGTGTACCCTGCTGAGCACTGGAAACATAAGTGGTGCCACCGTTGGCACCACCTATGGTGATAGTTAATGTATCACCGGCATTTAGTGTCCACGAGCCAGACTGTAGATATCCGGACCCGCCTCCAGATCCATAAAAATCACCATAGTAGTAAGTACCGGAACTAGGGCCACCTCCACCAACTGCATACAAACTATAACTTCTGGTGTAGGGTATGGTATATGACGCGCTGCCAGTCCAACCCTGGGACACTGGTGCAGCATCAGTTGAAATTTGATTACTGGCACTGCTTGCTGAACCAGTACCCACACTGTTTGTTGCTGTTACTGTAAATGTATAGTTTGTGGCTGCAGTGAGACCCGACACTGATATGGTACCAGACCCTGCCTGACTCAGAGTACCAGTGACACCACCTGGGCTTGATGTTGCAGTATATGTAGTAATGGCCGAGCCACCATTGCTGGCTGGTGCAGTAAATGCCACAGTGGCAGTTGTTTGTCCTGTTTTGGTTGCAGTGCCAATTGTGGGTGCAC